CCGACAAAAGCGTCAAGGTTAGCCGCGTCTCCTCCGTTGAGAACCTCGGCAAAGATGTAAAAGTTTGGGCTTTCAATAGACGTCGAACCTTCAGGCACAACGTAATGGCATGGCGCAAACTGCTGCTGGTTGTTGATGGTGGCGACTTTGCCCCAAACAATTTGGCCGTAGCCGTACCATGTGTAGATGATGCGCCAGATGTCACCTTTACTCAGATCGGCGGTGACGCCTGATGGCCCCGTCCCGTCAAGTTTATCAATGTTCCAATCTGATTGGTACGTCTTGGTGGCAGCCCCGCCGTCTTTGATGGCCGTGTAAAGACCAGTTGCGTCTACTCCGAAATACAGGCCATTGTTCTCGGAGACATCGTGACCGCCCCACTGGGCGTACTGATTTCCGGTCGGCAAGGCTGGAACGCGAAAGCCGATGCCCATCTCCGAACCGTAGCCGGGGCTGCACCGCCCAGCCTCTGCGCTGTCCAAGTGTGCCTTGCTGTTTGCAGTAGCTCCAGTAGAGATTTTAATCTCCCCGGATGCGGGTGCCACAGACCCGCTGTTGGTCGTCTCGATAACGTCACGCAGCAACGAAGTGCCGTATGAACTATTGAGTTCAATGATCGGTGTGCGCTCAGCTGTGATTAACTCGCCAAATTGGGATAGCGGATCAAGTATGTTTGTGTACGGCACAATAGCCGTTGTGCCGTCAGATAGTGAGACACGCTTACTATAGTTATGGTGCCCTACGTTAGCAGAGCGTTTACGTGACCCGTTAACGGCCATTAAGCGTTCTCACATACCTGCTTGATAGCCGCTTCAAACGCTTTGACGCGCTTTTCAAACGCGACTTCACGCTGTTTCAAGCCGTCCGTGTCGCGTTTTACCGCCTCACGCTCTGCACGAATTTTCTCGTACATCGTCTTAACGCGCTTTTCCTCTTGATTGAGATTAGCTTCACGCTTACGCAAATCAGCGTTTGCTTCCTCAAGCGGTTTTGTACCTTGATCCAAAATGCGCTTTTGCTCGGCGCGGATTTTTTCAAGTTCCGCGCGGGCCTGGTCAACCTGCGCAAAAGCCTCCACGTTAAGTTGCTTGGATTTCTCCATAGCTTCCTTGGCGCTGGCTTCAGCCTTCGCCAACTCTTTCAGCTTCTTATCGTATTTGGAAGCGTCTTTGACGAGTTCCAAAGTTTCAACAGCGCCAAGGGCCATGATCTATCTCCTTTATGCAGCTTGGCCGGCGGCCATACGAGCAAGATTTTGTTTCTTCTCGACCGCCCATTTGTGCGACGGATGGTTTTTATCCATCCATGCCGCCATAAACTCTTTATCTGTGCCTAGCTTTTGCAGCTCGCGCATCGCAGCGTTTGGCGTCAGCGCGCCTGTACCGGCCTCACCGTCGAAGTCCATACGATCCTCGCCCAACTTTCCGGCCAAACCGTCGACAAATTTCATGGCGGCCACCGGCCCCATGCTGTTGCGCAAACCTTCAAGTTGTTCCGGCGTCATGCCGAGCTTTCCGGCTGCTTGGTCGATGCCGCGCACTTTCTGATCGTATGCGGCCCCCCACTCTTTACGAAGCGAGGCTTCAGCTTCTTGTGCCGATTGTTGAGCCACTTGCACCTGCTCTTGCTGCATACCGCCCACGTACTCATTCCACGCTGACGCGACGGCTTGTGCCTGTTTATCGCTCAGACCGGCTTTATGAAACACGCCACGCGCCCAATCCGCCATTTTACCGTCGTCGCCTTCTGGTACTGGCAAATCATATTGTTCCGCCTTCTCAGGGCGGCCCAAACGCTGATAGAACGCGTCCAGCTCCGTCTCTTCAGCGTCCGGTCCTGGCAACATGACCGTTCGATCAGCCTTATCAGCGCCGATCAGTTTTTCAAGATTGTGATAGCTCTTAACAACATTCTCAATGCCCGCGTTGTGCAAGCCTTTAGCTTCCACCCAACCGCGCAAACTCTCGTCCTGAACCGCGTCGGCCCAGGATGATTGCTCTGCCGGCGCGTTTACCGGCGCCGGGGCTGCTTCCGGTGCCGGGTTGCCCGCTTCAGGCGCGGACCCTGCTTCTTCAGCCATGTGTTAAACTCCTTGTGGGTTGAAATACGCCACCAGCTCATCTGGTGACAGGTTTAGATGCTTTTGAATGCGTAAATATACCTCGCGCCGCCCTTCAAGTAGCGCGTGGTCCCTTGGATCAGTTGAGTATGTGCTTTCATCCGCCCGGCAAAAGCGTGCGAGGTCTTCCATCACAAGATCGGCGCCTTTTCCTTTAAACGCCTCTTGGTACGCACGTTTTCGCTCTGTCAGAAACTGTTTTGGGGTTTTTTCCGTCATTTTTTTGCCCCGAGAGCGCCTACCGCACGGCCGCCTTTTGAGCTTCTGATTTTTGCAGCTTTCACAGCGGTATCTATGTCAGGAAAAGATGGGAAATTCAGCCCTGTTCGCAACGCCGCATCGACAGCTTTATCTTCTGAGCTAAATTCGACAACTTTTCCGTCTTCAACGTATAGAGAGGGGATGTTTGTCGGTTTTCCGCCGTTTAAAAAAGGGTGGACTACGGTCTTAGTTATTTCAGTGGACCGCGTTCCGTCAGGGTTCTGACGAAACTCATCTGCGTTTAGCGGACGGATATATTTTTTTTCTGGCATCACTGCAACGCCTTCATAACGCCTGCTGCTGCCGGCGCCGCTTCGATCATCTGTTGCGTCTGCTGCGCCTGCGCACGCTGCTGACGCAGCGCTTTAACCTGATCCGGCCCATTCATCCACGATGCCGGGACAGCGTTAATTTCCGCTAGCGCCGGGTAGATGACGTCCGAATTAAAGTGGTCGAGCGGTGCCAGGTCTTGCGTCGTGTTAGCATACGCAATAGCCGCTTCAAGCGTCCGTAGCCAGCCGGCCGCCTCTTCAGCTCTCTGCGAGCGGCTTAGCGGGCTGTCATACTCAATCTCAAACTCACCTTTAGCTTCGATCAGCGCCGGCGGTAGCGGCGGTAACAGTCCCTGCTGCACCAAAATATCAACTTCACGCTCAATCATCGGGCCGAGCATTTCACTCTGCTGCCGTCCCATCGTTGGAGACAACAGCGCGCCTTTCTCGCGCGCTCGTTCCAGCACTTCCGTTGCCGTCATCGCCGGCGTGTCGACAAGAATTTGAAACAGTGAAACAAGAAACGCATCGTTAATCACGACACGCTCCATATCCATCAGCTCTTGCCCCGCTGCCAAATTACCGACCGGCAGCTCATGGACGAGCCGCTGCCCTTGCGCGTTTACGCCCCCAGGGTTAACAGCCCCAGGCTTCAGCGATACCGTGTCCAAAACGCCATCGTCATGCGTCAAAAGCACCGGATCAACGACCCTATGGCCCTGCTTGAGCATTGTCTTTTTCTGCTCGTTCAGGACTTTAATTGCCGGGAGAGCCATCATGGCTGGGGAGCGGCCATAAATCTCTCCCGGTCCCGTTACGTAACGGGAAATAGCGTACGGGAACGTGTTATAGCCGCCTTCGTGCAGTACGATTTTCTCATCGCAGCAAATATAATACGACGCAAACTCCATACGCCGAAAGTCAGCTTTGCTTGTGTCAACCTCATCGCGTGGCATTACAGCGTGAATGATGTCGAAACGCTTGTCAGGCTCTTTTTCGTGGCACTTCAGCACCGCTTCAGGCGCCCGATCAAACGTCTTATTCTCTACGCGCTGCATAATCTGGCGAGCTGTCAGCGCATATTTACGGTACGCAGTGTCAACAACGCCTTGATAGCTCATGTCGAACACGATTTCGCGCAAGTTTATTGCGTGATACCGTAATCCGCCTTTGTTGTGCGGCATCGGCAAGATACCTGCCGTCCCAAACGCTCCAAGCCCGATATAAACTTCATGCTGTTGCGACGCATAATTTGCCTTCGGCGCGTAGCGGTGCTTAAACAGAAGATTAGTAGCTTCCTCAAACCACAGCTTAGTCGCTCTGTCTTTTTCCAGATAGGGATTGCTCGGCTTCAGCCGGTGCCATTTCTGGTTACGCGGCGTCAGCATGCTCTCCATCGCGGCCGCGAAACGCTCAAGCGCCAAAGCGGCCGTGCTGTCGAACATCTTTTCAGTGCGTTTCTCGCCGCGCGTCTGCTGATCGGTCGGCGACGAGTTCATATACTCGGAATAGCGAGGCAGGCAGCGGTCAGCAACCTCATCCCAATGCGACCGCCAAGTGCCTAACTCACCGTCCAGCTTCTCATATCGTTTGATAATGCGCTCAGCGATCGCGTCAGCCATATTATTGCCCTAACAGCGTTTTAGTGGCGAAGTCCGCCGGACCTTGAACGCCCGTCGTGGTGACGCCGGCGCGCGCCTCGGCCTGTTTTCTACGTTTTGTCATGGCTTGTGGTGTATCAACCGCTGCCGGTGCGGGTGCGGGTGTAGGTGCCGGCGCAGGCGCAGATTTCTCGCCACCACCGAAAACACTTCTAACAGCTCCGCCCATAGCTAAGCCCCTAGCAGCGTCTTAGTAACGATCTGAGCTTCCTCAGTGACCCCTTGCGGCGACGTCTTAATCGTCTCCGTGCGGCCGGTAGCTGCTGCTCGACGCTTACGCTCCTCAAGCGCGGCGGCCCTTACGTCAGCGTCGCTGCGCGTCGGCGGCTCCGGCTGTTGCATGATCTGCGGCGACCCGCCGCCGCCGCCAAAAATTCCGCCCATATTTTAACTCCTTCGGCCAAAGGTGTTGCAACAATAGCACAGGTGTTGCAGTTATGCTACCCTAATACGCTATAATCCATCCCGGTTGCAAGGAGACGTTTTTTCCTGAACCTGCTTATCCCTGCATCTTTCCGCGCCACTGATCGGCTGAACGTCATAGCCAGCGCGTCTCCGCTGTTAGGCGACGCATACCCGCGCCGCTTCATCTTATCCTTCGGCTCTAGCTTCATCTGCCCCTTGAGCGAATAGTCGTACATTGGCGCGCCCAGGTCATCCGCCAACTGCCTATCTTCCGGCAGTGCTGCTGTCGGCAGCCACTCTCGCATGCGCCCCCACAACTCAGTCCGGTGATTAGCGTACATATCCTTATCTTGCGCCCCGCCTCCGGCCGTCACTTCCATTACCCGGTAGCCGTAATGTTTCAGGATGTCGATCACACCACCCCCAACGCCATCACCTTCGATGAACACAGCATCCGGCTTGTAGCGATCAATAGCCGCCGCACAATACTCGGCCAGCTCGGTCGTGCTGCACCGCTTATATTTCTGCCACTCAATGCTCTTAGCGTCACGGCCGCACCGAAACGCTATCACGGCCTCGTCATCCCCGAACCGCGCCGGGTCGACCCCCATCAGCAACGGCGCGCCTGGGTCATCCACCGCTTCCCTGTCCATTGCGTCCGTAATCTCGCCCCGGCTGATAAACTGTTGATCCCCCTGGCGCGGAAATTCCCCATATACCTCGACGCGCGCCTGGTCGCTATCCTCACCGTATTGCGCGATGATGCTGTCATACAGCGTCTGGTCGTTCTCTGATACCGATCTGGCGTCGATCGTCGTCGTAACCCAATGCGCCCGATTAGAGTGAAAGCACTCAAAAAACGGCCCCGACGGGTTTCGCGGGTTGCTGATAGCGATCCACACGCGATGCACCGTTTTATCTGTAAAATATCCCTGCGTTACCGGCCAGATCGGCGCGGGGATGCCGCTCGCCTCATCGAATAGCACCACCATACCGCGCTGACTATGCACGCCGGCGAAAGCGTCAGGGTTTTCTTCAGACCATAAACGCGCCTGGATATACCAATACGCGTCATCCAGGTCAGTTGACGATTTCAGCGTTTCGATCAGCCACGGCGCCGGTCTAAGGCTCATAGCGTTATGCTCGAACCAGTTAGCGTTGATCGCCATCGTCGCCCATTTTCGTATCTCAGGAAACGTGGTCGACTTCAGCTGTTGCTCGGTGTTGGCGCTGACAACCGTCGTACTTGCCGGGACGCAAGAGAATATCCATAGCGCAATCCACGACAGAAACGCCGTCTTGCCGGTGCCGCGACCAGAGCTGAAAGCCATCTTCAACAGCTCAGGGTCGATCTTTTGCCTGACCTTGTTCCTGTTGGTGGCGATATGGTCCCTGATTTTAGTGAGAGCTTCTAGCTGCCAGCCGCGAGGGCCGGTCATATTTTCCAGCGGAGAGTTAGGCTTTCCCCAAGGGAAGGCAAAAAGAACGAAAGCCAAAGGGTCGTCAGCTAAAGTTAGCAGCTTGGAGATAAGCTGTTGTTCGTCAGTTCTTGGTTGAGGTTTTGACATTTGTCAATAAACCCTTTTCAAAAATTTTAAAAAATTTGACAGCGTGACCACCGGAAACTTTTACCCGGCGGCCGAGCGCCGGCCCCCGCCCCCGGCAGCCCCCCGCCCTAAGCTTTTTGCTTTTAGTTTCAAGCACTTAGCCACTAGTCCTCAGTTTTTGGTTTAAGCGATCGGCGCCGGCGCTTGTCTAAGCTCAACGCATTATCCTTATTGACTAATGTCAATTTATTGAGCTTATCAGCTGCCGGCCGATCGCTATCAGCTGCCGGCCGATCGCTATCAGCTGCTGGCCGATCGCTATCAGCTGCTGGCGTGATGTCAATTATGCCGGCTTCGTACGCTCGCAAACGATCGCTGGCTTCCTGCATTGCGTCGCCTAGCGATACCGCAACGTTGACGGCCGTCTCGTTGGGCATAACCTTTTGCAGCATGCCGACAAATAGCGCCGGCTTATTTTGTGCCAGCTCTAACATATAGCCTTTTGCGCCGTCCGGATGTGCAGCTGATAGCGCATGGCGCAATGCTTCTGTTATCTCTTTGTTTAAAACTTCACGGCCGGCGCTCTTGCCTTTCGGATTAGGTGACGGCGCGCCTTTAATGAACTTTCCGCTGTCGTCTCGTTTTATGTTGCTCATACGGTATCCTGTTACCGTGATATTCACGTTCTGTCAATTAGGCGTATTTTCTATTGACGTTTGTCAATTAAAGTGATCTAAAAGTGACGCCGAGCGCACAACGCGCCGGCCTAACAGTGAAAGGTAAAGACATGGATTATAGAGACGCCAATTGTATAGAGCGCGATCGCGTTGCGCATTATAGCCGCTCGTTTGGCGGTTTAACGTCAACACTGCGGCGCACTATTCGGCAGAACCCGGACGTTCCGACGTTCAACGCCTATTATGCGGCGCTGCCGGCGATCGCTAAAAAGCGGCATATGCGCGATATCCGCGCCGAATATAACCGCAAGTTCCGCTCTTCTTAATCTCTGAAACCTTGAAAGGGTAAAACAATGCTAAGCTTTAACACGTCTCTTATTCGCGCGGCCGATCAATTTAAATCGAATGAACAAACGCGCTACTATCTGCGCGGCGTTTTCTTTACGGCGCACGCGGTACAAGGCGCGATCGGCGTTGCAACTGACGGCCATACGCTGTTGGCAGTCTATGATGAGAAGGGCTATTGCGAGCGCGATATGATCCTATCATTCGACAAGCCGACGTTGCAGCAGTTTAAACCGCAACGCGGCGACTACACCGAAAACCGGCGCGTTTTTATTGGCGCCGATCGCATGGCGAAAATTGTGCCTTGTGAAGACGACACTACCGGCGCAACGTACGGCGTTGCGCAAGTGCAAGAGATTGACGGCACTTTTCCAAATTGGCGCGCGGTACTGCCGAAAACTGACAGTTCAGAATTGGACCTGCCGAAAACGGCCGCAACTTTCGACGCGTCTTATATCGCCAAATTTTCAAAAATGATCGCCGAACTTGACTGCAAAAATGCCGGCATGGCGGTTAAACAATTCTCGCCTAATGCGCCGGCACTGGTAAAATTTGCGCGCGCCGACGTTTTCGGCGTGATTATGCCGCGCCGTGATGACGTCGACGGCGAAAACTTGCCGGCTTGGATGAAAGGGTAAAACCATGAAAACCGTCGAATATGTCATCCCAGAGCATTTTCTGTCCGCTCTTTTCAATGGCGATATAACCGGGCTGTCAGATAGCGACGCTGAGAGCCTGCGCCTATTCATTAACGATTGCGTCGACGAGCACGGATATTTTCACGCAATAGCGTCAGGCGAAAACCGGGGCTTTATGAAATATCACGATATGCAATCTTACGGCGTGCTCGCGTGCGATTGTGAAACCGTGATTTTTGACGTTGAAAGGGTATAAACCATGACCGATCAAAAATATAACGGTTGGGCAAACTACGAGACCTGGCGCGTTAATCTGGAACTATTTGACGGCTATGATCCAGACGGCAGCCCCGTCGACGGCGACATGCTGGCGGACATGGCTGACGATTATTTGACGGCCGACGGCGCCGGTGGTTTAGCGCTAGACTATGCGCGCGCGTTTTTATCAGCTGTCAACTGGTATGAAATAGCCCGCGCCATAAACGAAAATAACGAACTGGACCCTGAAACATGAAAACGCTGCTAGAATTTACGGCTATTTTGTCACTATTCGCTGGCAGCTATAGCCTCTTGTTAATCTTCTAACGATAAGCCGGCAGCTGATAGGTTTAACTACCAGTTGCCGGTTTTCGCTAGCAGATTAAACGGCTAGGCAACAGTGAAAGGTAAAAACCATGCTAACAATTACCAGTAAAAACGGATATCCCATAAACCTGGTAGAATGCGCCGGCGGATTTTATGCCGTAACATACGGCGCGCGATGCGATAAAGACCTGAACGCAGAACAGGCTTATAACGCGCTACAGTCTGCATTGTTGCACGCGCTAGCGTTGGAAGGGTTATTCGATGAAGATTAAAACTAAACGCGGCGCGCGGCGCCGCTACAACGCTATATTGCGCAAGGTTTGGCGCGATCTAGCGGGCGGTACGCAATACGGCATTGATTGGCATACGCTTGCCATTGTAGCGCCGGCAGAATACGCCGAGCTGAAACAGATAGAAAACGCATTTAACGCGTTGCCAGATTGAAAGGTTTAAAAAATGAAGTATGAAACTAGCGTCGATATAAACCCTATTTCCGGTATGGTTTGCGTCTCTGCTATGATCGGCGGTTTTCTCGTATCGCGTCAATTTGTGGGATACACAAAACGAGAGGCTATAGCAGAATTCAGACGCCAGGTAGCGCGCGATAATGCCGCACGATAAAAAACGAAAACAGCTAGCCATAAACCGCACGCGTAAAGAGATTGAAAGGTTTAAACGCCTATCGCGTAAACCGCCGGCCGATCTAATGGCCAAGCTTAAAAAACTGGAAAGCGAATAGATTTAACCGCCGGCCGATCGCCGGCGGTTTTATTTTATGCCGGCGGACGGATAAAAAACTATAAACCGCTCACAATAGCCTATAACGGCCGCTGGTGCGTATCTATCTCCCCAGGCTAGGGTACCAGCGGCCGCCTTGAACATGGCGCGCCACGCGCTAAAAAAACCGCCTTCTAGTCATATTCTAAAAACGATCGCCGATCGCCGATCGCCTGGAATTAAATTGGCAGCCGCCTGCCAGTTTACTCTGCCAATTTAATTTCCGGCCGCCATCACCACCGCTAAAATTTTCAACAGAAGTAAAGCGCGTTTCCAAAACCCGTCGGCTAAAATTTTCAGCAGAAGTAAAAACCGCTTCCAAAACCCTTCGCCAAAAACCGCCAAAAACGCCATTGGTACAAAGGTACATTTTCACCCTCTCCCTATAGAGTATAAAATTAAGGGATATATAGCAGTTTCTATCCCCTAATATATCATATAATATAGATATTATGTACCTCAGTACCTCAATAAGACTATATCTAACGTTAACGGGTTGAAAACACACATTTTTTGTCTGAGGAACGACTGAGGAAAAAGCTGAGGTACATGGAACATAGAAATGACCCTACATTATATAAGGTTTTTCCATTCAGAATCGCTATGTACCTCTGTACCTTGCCTCAACGCTTTTACCCGAGTTTGAACGCCGTCAATTCTCGGACGAAAACCCTTCCGATCCCCCACGTAAAAAGACGGATCGGGCAGCCGCCGCCATATCCTCGCAACAAGTCCTTCAAGCGGCCGACCCTGCATGGTCGACGCCAGGCCGAGCTGGCCGGCCGCCTTGCGAGCGGCGTCGGCGAGTGTATCGCGCGTCATATAATCACGCTCCCAATTCTCTAAAATCCAGTCTTCTATCTCATCGTAAGACGACTTCGACGCGTTCTCCATTGTCCGCTTACCTTTCGTCTCTGGCGCGTAAACAACGTCACGATCGACGCAATATCGACGCAGATACCAATACAGCCGTATATGCTCCATACCATTTGGGTCGCGAATTTCATCAAAAAGCGGCTGATAATAGTCTACCTCTTTACGCTGTCGGGGATTGGTTATCACCATAATCCGCCGATCATCCTCTGGAATGCTGAGCGCGTCGGCGTGGTTGGTGAAAATCAACGCGTTAAAATATAAGTGTTCTAGGCGAACGCGACCAAATTTCGGATTAACGCGCATTTCGACCGGGCGCGGGTCGACGATCTGCTTAAATTTCTCATAGCCCTTATAAAAATCGTCGGCTGACATGTTATCTTTCGCCTCTTCGACGGTGAGAAACTGACATCCTGATCCCCAATCATTATATGTCGCATCAGCTGACGACCCTTTACCGATCAGTTGACCGAGCGTTGCCGGCTTGACGGCGCCGGGCAGCATCTTAGAGAGAAAGTCTTTAAGTAGGGAGCGGCCGACGCCAAATTGTTCAGCGACCATGACACAAGCAAACCCCCGCAAGGCTGGGTTCTGTATCTTATGCGCGAGCCAGGCCATGAACCATGCGCGTTCGTCTGCGTCAGGAATAAGAAACTCAATATGGCGTAGGAAAAGCTCAGGCTCTTCATCCGTCTCTGACCATTGCGGCGGCACGTACAAGTTGCCGACGCGACCGCCGTTGACTGTCACGATTGGCTGGTCGTCCAAAGTTGGCACATACTTAATGTTTTCGACCCTGACCGTATCGCGGCTTTCGAGAAAAGCTGTCTTCAGCAGCACCGTGCGGTCGCCGCCGGCGTTGACATGCAGGTAATACATATTACTGAAGTCGGCCAGGTCGATAACAGGATCGCGGCCGTTGATACGGGCTTCCAGGTCGAAGACCTTTGAGCCGGACTGAACGAACGCAAAACGCTGTTGAATGACAGGCAGCGGGTCATAACCCATAGCTGCCGGCCCGCCGCGCTCGACGATCCACTCACTCAGGTCGCCGATACGCTTTGTCTTGCAATGCTCATGCAGGCATTTGAATGCGCGGGTGTGCTTAAACTGACCATCGCCGTGACCGAGAGGATTATACCCGGCCGTGTCGGCGCCGGTGGTGTGCTGCTCGGACCAGGGGCATTTAATATCAGTCCAGCCATTACTGCCGACAGCCCCACGCAGTAAGCCCTCAGCTTCCAGCCAGGTCAAAACGGGGTCAACGAAACTGCCGTGCGTCTGGTAGACGGCAGACGTTGAGACTTCAGCTACCTTGACCTTGCAAGCCGCAAGCTCAGCGTCAGTGATGTTGAACGCGTCGATAAGCTCTTGCAGGGTCCAATCGACGTCTTGCCAGCTGTCTAAACGTGCCTTGAACATATTATTCTTAGGCTTCAGGTTACAGCTCGACGGTAAGCGCATGATCCGGTACGCGCCACCGGCACCGGCATCGCCATAGCCGCGCTGCACAAGAACCTCGACGACCGTCTCATACAGCTCGAAATCAGTACCGGGAACGAGCAGATAGCCCCACTGGTAGTTACCGGGTGACGTCTCTAGCTTCCAGCTAGGCTCTACGCCAGGAGCATCCGCCTTAGTGCCGATATCGTCGAGAACGAGAGCGTAATACCGTTTGAGGTGCTGACGGCCGCGCTTGGTCTGGCCAGTGGCCTCATCGAACGTGCCGTCAACGCTGCAAAGGCTGAAGTACCAGGCCGCCTCGGTACGGTTCGGGTTGCGGAGCCACCGCTTAAAACCATCGTCGTTGGGAAAACGGTTAAGAAAAATGATGTCGCCGTCATCCTTAACGATTTGTTTGGAAACGCAGACATACTCATCATCGGCGATATGCTCAAAAACACTATTGAGAAAAGTTGCGGCATCATGTACGGTCATATTCGTTAATCCTTTCACTGGTTGACACTATTACCTCCCTGGACTTCAGCCCCCGGCTTAAAAATCGGGGGCTTCTTTTTTGTCCAGGTCGCTATTGACAGTCGTAAAGTTAATAGCTAGATTGACGACTGTCAATAACATCTGCGGGCGATAACTATGGACTTGAGAGACTACTTAAAGCAAGAGCGGAGACCGTATCAATGGGTCGCTGACGCGTGCGGCGTGTCTCGTCAGGCTGTATTTAATTGGGCGAGCTTTATAATTCGGCCGAGCGAAAAGAATGCAGAGATAATTGAGAAGATGACGGACAAAAAAGTGACAGTGAAGGAGATATTAGATGCAGACTACATTACACGAAATCGTCGAGACTGAACGTCAGCACGCCAATCAGTACACTGGCACTGTTGAGATCGACGTCGATCTTCTAAGGCGCGCGCTGCGCGACGCCATGACCCTGCACACTCTTCTAGGGTCTAAGTTCATGTGCGGTGAATGCGGCCACTTGAACGAGATATAGAGGCTAAATGCCGAGCGATTGCCAGCGACAGAGAGATGCTGTTTCTCAAATTCGTCTGCCCTGGTAATGCTGGCGTGCCGGATCGTTTAGTTATCGCCAAAGGCCCGCGTTTTGCGTTTGTTGAGCTGAAAACAGAGACCGGGCGCGTGTCCAGACTGCAAGCAGCGATGCATAAGATACTGCGGTCGTTTGGCTGTTATGTGGCGGTGGTGCGATCAGTCGAAGAGTTTAAGGACGTTTTAGATGCCATCCAGAAGTGACCTGCATAAGTATCAGCTGAAAGCTATCGAATTTATCAGGCAAAACCCTGACGCGTTGATGCTTTGCCCTATGGGTGCCGGCAAGACCGTCATAACGGCGACGGCACTACAGGATATGCTGGATAAAGGCGACGTAGAACGAGCGCTAGTATTGGCGCCTAAACGGCCGGCGCAGATGACCTGGCCGACAGAAATCGAGAAATGGGACCATATCACGTTCGACTATAGCGTTGCGATTGGCGCGCCACAGGCCCGAGAGCGAGCGTTTGAGGTTAAAAGCAGCGTCGTCATTATGAATTATGAGAATTTAATATGGGCGCTGGATAATTTTGACCTGGCGATCATGTTCGATGCGATCGTATTCGATGAAGTAACGTGGATGAAAAATCCAAGCTCCAAGCGGTTCAAGAAGCTGAAGAAATATATACCGGCGTTTGAAACGCGGATCGGGCTGACCGGTACGCTTGGCGGCGAAGTGCCGGACGTATTCGCCCAGGTTTATGTCATCGACGGCGGTCGTACGCTCGGTAAGAGTAAGACGGCGTTTGACGCCGAGTTTATGGTGCGCTGGGGGCGCGAGCCATGGCAGATTAAGCCGGCACAAGGGGCCGAAGAGAAACTGGCGGCCATGATAGCGCCGTTAACTTTTGAGATTGATAATTCTGAATATGAAGATCAGCTACCGCCGCTGATTGAGAACATTATCGAAGTCGAACTGCCGCCTAACGCCAGACGCTTGTATGACGAGCTGGAACAGCATTTCGTAGCGGATATTGGCGATGGTGAGGTTCTTATGACGCCGACGGTCGCAGCGACGCTGAACAAGCTGCAACAGATCGCCAACGGCTTTTACTATACGGATGGCGTACCGTTCCCGGTGCATGAGGCTAAAGCGGACGCTATGGCCGAGGTTCTAAACGGCAGCGATAGCCTGGTCGGGGTCTATAAGTATAAATATGACGTCGAGCTTATGGGTGATCCGCCGTGCATAAATAGCAGCGTCTCTGATGATGAAGTCAAAGCTATGATCGACAGTTGGAATAGGGGCGAGCTTAAATACGTTGCAGGGCATCCGTTAAGTTTTGGACATGGGCTGAACCTACAAAAAGGCGGCAACGTCATAGCCTGGTTCGGGCATACCTATAGTATGGATGAGTACGCGCAGACCGTCGCTCGTCTGCGTCGCCAAGGGCAAGAGAGTGACCAGGTATGGTCGCATTTGATTGTGGCGAAAGATACGATTGACACGGATATTATCGCCGTGCGAAGAGGAAAGGGCGAAGTAGAAAAGATGATAGTTGAGAGTATTAGAGAAAGGAACAAGTGAAATGGGTAATCATTCTAACGTCGTGGGTGGATCAACAGCCGGCAGGCTGATCGAATGCCCGGCAAGCTACAAGCTATCACAAGGGGTTGAACGCAGGTCGTCTTCATTTGCGGATGAAGGCTCTATGCTGCACGCCGCTATGGAAGTTATCTTGCTTGAAGATAAAAGCCGTGAAGAGATGATTGGGTTCGAGCATGAAGACTACCCAGGCCATATCTTAACGGATGAGCTGTATGATGAAATGGTCGTGCCGGCGCTGGACGCTTTAGATGAAGTCGCAAGGCTTTATGGCGAGTATGATTTTGAATGCGAGGCGCAGGTGAAGTACCCTGACATCGACGGCGCGTTCGGAACGGCCGACATTATTGGCGGTAATGATAGGTACGCGTTCGTGCTGGATTTTAAGTTTGGCCGGGGCGTTATGGTGAGCGCTCAATACAGCCCACAGCTGGCGTTCTACACCAACGCCGCTATGAATACGCCAGAATTGGCGGACTTCTTTGAGGGTGACAAGCCGATCATTCAAGCCATCATCCAGCCAGCGTTTGAACCTGCCATCGACATTTTTGAGACGGATAAGAACGATATCGCTGAGTTTCATGCGGCGCTTATCGAAGCCTGGGAAGAGGCGCAGCGTGATAACCCGCCGGCAGCTGTTGGCGATCACTGTCGTTTTTGCCCGGCAATGCCGACCTGTCCTGAGCAGCGTAAAGGCGTTGATTTAGCGCTGCCGAAAGTAGGCCAGGACATCAAGGTGCCTGAATTGAGCGATTTAATGGCTCTCTGCGATCAGCTAGAGCCGTGGATCAAAGCGGTCCGAAAGGCGGCGCATGAGACACTGGAAGCCGGCGACCCGGTGCCAGGCTGGAAGTTAGTTCCTAAACGCGCAACGCGACGCTGGGCGAATGAAAGCGAGGCATTCAAGGCTATGTCGGCCGCTAAGCTGACGCGTGAAGATACGCTGGAAGAGAAAGTTATCTCCCCCGCGAAGGCTGAGAAGTTATTCAAGAAAAAAGGTCTGGACTTTGAAAAAATGTCCGACCTCGTAATTGCCGTAAGCAGCGGCAATACTTTGGCGCCGGACAGCGACCCGCGACCCGACGCCATTGCATCCCAACGGGAAGGTGTCGACCTGGCGCTCCCAAAACAGTAAGAGAAAGAGAGAAAGAAAATGAGTGATCTGATTAAATTTGCAAACTCTGCCGTTGCTGATGTTTCGGCTATTGACGCTCAGCTTGACAAAGCTCTGGCGAAGGCGCCGGCCGTTAACAGCGGTCAGCCATATTTGAAGATTTCGCAGAAAACCGGTAAGTGGGTTTTCGGCGCTGAAGGTACGCAAGTCGAGGATGATAGTCAGTGGGCTGTCAATCCAGGCTCGCTGATGCACGGTTATGTTTGCTGGTCTGATCCGAAAGTGACTAAGAAGAAAGCTGAATTGCTTGGCGAGATTATGGTGCCGGCGCCGGAAGACCTACCGCCGTCATCGTCTCTCGACGACCACAGCGCTGATGGCGGTATCTGGAAAGATGCCGTTGGCTTTGATCTGGCCTGCGTAAGCGGCGAGGATGAAGGCGAGCAGGTTGTGTTCAACTCAAGCTCTGGCGGTGGCTGTAAGGCGTATCGTGACGTTTTGCAGGCTATTCGTAACCGCCCTGAGCCTGATTATTTCGTCCCTATCGTTACTCTGGGCGAGACAAATTACGTCTCCAACTACGGCGAGACGGTCTATAACCCTGTTTTCAAGGTTGTCGGATGGGCGAATGCTACCGGCGAACGTATGGACGGAGATATCGCTGACGCGGGCGCTGACGAACAGCCCGAGGAAACTGAAAACCCACCGCGCCGCCGCCGGCGTTCTGCGTAACAGCGAGATAGGGAGCGCCGGGGTCTAACAGCCCCGGCGTTTTTCCTCCATGAAAATCTTACACGTTGACTTCGAAACATATTCTCGTTGCAATCTCATTGCGCACGGCGCTCATGCGTATGCGCAGCATATCAGTACCGGCGTTCACTGCATGGGGTACGCGTTCGATGATGAAGAGCCGCGTCTATGGCTACCGTCTCAACGCTTTCCGCAAGACGTCATTGACCATATCGAAGCTGGCGGCATGTTGCATTGCCACAACGCGCAGTTTGAACGGCTGATATTCTGGTATGTCGTATGCCCTGACCATGACGTACCTGAGCCTGCTATGGAGCAATTTTATTGCACGGCAGCTCAGGCCAGATGCCGGGCGCTGCCGGCTAACCTAGACGATCTGGGCCGGTGCCTGGGGTTATCGCTTCTTAAAGATAAACGCGGCAAGGAGCTTATCAAGCTGCTCTGCATACCGAATAAGGAGACGGGCGCGTTTAATCGTGATCCTGAGCTGCTGCAAGAGCTGTATGATTACTGTTTACAGGACGTCCGCGTTGAGCGCCTGGCGGCCGACTGCACGCCAGCTATGACGGCTGACGAGCTTGCGACGTATCACGCTATGGAGCGGATCAACGACGCCGGACTTATGGTTGACGTCGAGCTGGCTAAAGCCGCTGGCCGGTACGCCGCACTTGAGCTAGATGAGATATGCCAACAGCTGATAACTGTCACTAACGGCCAGATACACACACCGCGCCAATATCAGAAGGTTAAAGACTTCATACTGGCCCGAGGCGGCGAGCTGGCGCGCAAGGCTATGACGGTGGTAAAAACCGACCGCAAAACGGGTATGGAAGAGCGAAAGGTGTCATTCGGTAAGGATAACAGGCGCCGGCTGTTAGAGATTTCTGAAGCTGACCCTGACTTCTTACCGCCGGAAGCATTGCAGGTTATCGGCCTGGTCGACGACGCAGGGCGATCATCAGTTTCTAAGTTTGAGAATATGGTGAAGCGCGCTGACGTAGAGGATCACCGCGTTCGTGGTGCGTATATCTGTTTCGGCGCCGGCCAGACCGGCCGCGCCAGCTCAATCGGGCTTCAGGTTCATAACCTACCTCGCAACACTGCAAAAGACCCTGACGCAGTGCGGCGCTGGATCATCGAAGATCGTGAGCTGCCGGGCGTTATGGATACGCTATCGTCTATGTTAAGACCTGCGATCATAACGCCACCAGGTAAGTATTTCGCATGCGGTGATTGGTCAGCGATCGAAGCGCGCGTATTGCCGTGGCTGTCGAAGTCCAACGGCGGCAGTTATGTGCTGGACGTGTTCGCGGAAGTTGACGCGGACCCTGACGCGCCGGACCTTTACATGATCGAAGCCGGTAATCTGTTCAATAAAGACCCTAAGACGGTCACGAAAAATGAGCGCGCGATCGGTAAGGTCGAGGTTTTGGCGCTTGGGTATCAAGGCGGGTATCGCGCGTTTCAGGCAATGGCGCGGGGGTACGGTATTACTGTTAGTGATGAAGAAGCCGAGAAGATTAAAGATACGTGGCGTTTCAATAACCAGTGGGCCGTCGATTTCTGGAAAGAGCTTAACCAAGCGGCGCTGGCGGCCGTGTTTGCGCCTGGCACTGAGACAAAAGCTGGTCGGGTATCGTACTACCATGCCGGCGACGGCCACCCTCTATATTGCATGCTGCCGAGCGGGCGAGCGCTGTCATACCCGCAAGTAAAACTTGAAGAAGGCGACTATGGCCCTGAGCTGACGGCCGTAAAGGGTCAATGGAAGCCAAAAGCTGACGAAACGGAATGGCCTCGTATCAAGCTATACGGCGGCCTACTTGCCGAGAATATAACCCAAGCGGCGAGCGCAGACATACTATTCAACGCAGTACGCAATGCGCTAGCTGCCGAGTTAAATGTTGTCGGCACGACACATGATGAATTGCTTATAGAGACGTCAAAACCTGATATTGACAAATGTAAATTAGTCGATATTATGATGGAAATTCCAGAGTGGGCTGAAGGTCTGCCAATGGCGGTCGAAGCCTGGACAGGGAAGAGGTATCGTAAATGAGCGCTATGGATAGATACGTCATAAAAGACGGCGAGGATTATATCTTAGTCTCTGAAAACGACGGGTGGACTTTCTTAAATCGCGGGCCTGAACGCACTGAACGCGTCCTTGATATGTCAAACCCTAAAGACATTGAGATTTTGGAACGATATTATGTCCAAGCGTCCTGATAACAACCCTAAGTCCAAGTACGGTATGCAAAAGCCATCGCTTGGTCTTATTCCGAAAGCAGCAATGGAAGCAGCGGCGGGCGCGCACCAGTTGGGAGCCGACAAGTACGGTCCCTGGAACTGGCGGGAGAACTCTGTCGCTGCTTCTGTTTACGTGAACGCCATGCTGCGCCATATCAAGGCGTGGCAAGAGAGTGAAGACATCGACCCAGAGAGCGGCGTGTCCCACCTGGGTCACGTCATGGCCTGTTGCGGTATTCTGTTGGATGCCCAGGCTGTAGGTAACTTGATAGACGACAGACCAGTGAGAAAGGACAAGAAATGATTGAGACGTACCCAGAGATTTTGCGGGCGCGGGTCCGTAAGGGAGAGATGGACTATTATGACGCGCTTGACTTCTTGCAGGAGTACGCAGAGGTGTCCGTTGGACGCGCTAGGCAACTCATGGAAGAGGATTGCCCTGTGATCCAAGGAGGGCGCAATGGTGCTGACTGATTGGGAGATAGTGAGCATGGCGTGGGAGGAGTGCGCTGAAGAGTGCGGCGCGTGTGAGTATTTCGCCTACGACTATTCGACAGACCTGGGCGCGCAGTCTGATTGCACTCTTGGCGACATCCCCGGCCATGATCCTAAATGGTGCCCTGCGTATGAGCGCGTCTTGGAGGAGTTGAAATGAAGGTATTTTGGTTTGCGGCTATCGTCTTTCCGGTCATGGTTCTGGTTTCATACTTTGTTCTGGAAGCCATACATGAACACACCGTCATCTATCAAGAGTGCGGCGGCGTGTACTGCCCGCAGGATGAAACACGATGAACAAATCAGGCAACCTCCGTGGTTTTAACACGCTCTCTGAGGAGAGCATTGAGAAAATACGACGTAACACCAGTGAGAAGCGGCTACAGTACCACGACGGTTGGCCTACGCCTGTCGCCCGGTACGGTACGCCTGATTACTACGAGCGCGTGAACGACGAATTTAACCATCGCGTATTGATGAGCCGGTCGCGCCGGTGAACGGACCTGAGAACGTGTGGGCCGTGTATTCGCGGCTGATAGGAGGAACCAATGAGATGGATAATGAAATCACGGCCATTCAGGTGGTGGAGCAAGCAAGTTGGGCGGCATCACGCTTGGCTGTGGCGGCAGACTTGGGGGCGAAAATGAAGTGTGAATTTTGCCAAGGGTTAGGTATATCAAACGCCCGAATGAAAAGTGCCGCCGACGGGGTGCCTCCTTATTGCTTAGAGTGCAACGGCACCGGTGTGGCTGATTGCTGTAACGGCATGCAAGCCTGTCAGGTGGTCGATAACGATTGGCTTGCGGCGTCCGTCGTCCGAGGACAGGGGACAGCCGAAGAGGGAAGCGAATGAAGAAATGGCCTTTGATTAAGCAGAAAAAAGACTAACGTTGACCCTTCATCTTTTCCTTTGTGTCATGCGGTCGCCAAACCACCAAGTAACGCTCGACACTGCCATGTAGATTACAGCGCCGACGATCTCTGCTTTGGTTCCAAGGTCTGCAATGGTGAAGTAGATGATGCCGAGCAAAACGATAAGCCCCAGAGTAAGAACAGGGCGCACCAAGCGAAGGATGTCCACCACCCACCGTGACGCCTTTCCGGTTGCGCTGTCGTGAGCATAGGATGCGTTACGGAGTTCTGTTGCTGATCGGTCGGCTTCGATCTGTCGCTCATTCTCAAATTCCTTGTCGCGGATTTCGGCATTCAGCTTCGTCAACTCCATGACGCGCTTGTGTTCCGCTTCTTTCTCTTTCATGTCGGCGTACCAAGTGAACGCCTTGGTAATGCCGGAGAAGATCAGCCCCAGGCCGCCGGTGCCCGCGCCGAATAATGCAGGGCCGATCAGGCCAAGAATAGCTTCCATTACCAGGTTCTCCTTCGGCCCATGTCAACGTGGACGAACGTGTTGTACCTCAGTCCAAAACCTTGAAAGCCGACCAATCGACCGACGCGCTCAATCGTTTCCTTAGACGCCACCGACAGCGGGATATCAAAAGCGTCACCCAAGCGATGCCGAGACAAAGGCGCACCTCCCACACGCGCGTTGTGATATGCGCTACGGTAAGCCGAGTTTGGACTGAACGGTACGCCGATCTCGCGGCGCAGTTGATCCAGCGCCTGTAGAGCCGCCACGTTGACGAGGATCTCGCCAGTTCCCTTGCACGCGATCTCCCCCGGCGAAAAGAACTTGCAGGGCCAAGCGTTGCGCGGAACATCCTGCCAGTTCTCATATATCATTCCAGCCACAATAAGTTCTCATTTCCCGTCCTTCTTGCGAACGATATTCAGGTACTCACACCCATCCTCAACGTCAGCAAACGACCGGATAAATTTGATGGAATTGTCATGGTGCTTGGGCCGGATGACGAACATGATCGACGCGCCGTGCTGTTGTTCGTAGAAGCCATGCCGGTGCGCGTGATCGTCGATATATTTATAGCCGCGAGCGCGGGCCATGTGGATTATCCGGCCATCCGGCATTTCTTGTGTCATTAGCGCCCAAGTATGGTGATGCCCTGCGACATAGATATCCGCGTCCTCGTCCATGTGAGCGGCCCTAGTTTGACCGTGGAGCGGGTTCCACATGGAATGGCCCTTGTGGTTATGGGCGGCGTCCACGCGGCACTCAACATCGCCGGGGAACACCAGACGGAACCTTGCCCGCCAATCGACCATAGGAATCACATCGGCATTGATGGCGCGAAGGTATTGGACGAAGCCACCATCCATATGGTCATGGTTGCCCTCAAGCCAGACAATCCACGGAATGCCGCTGTCTTCAAGGAACCACCGCGCCAGCTTGCGCTCCGTCGCCTTTGATACGTCGTTGTTGGCGTATTGGGCAATCAGTCTTGATCCCCACGGCCAGTTGTCTGCTGTGTCGCCAATGTTCACCGCGTAGCAGTTTGGCGTCTTCTTCATTAGTTCAACGTGTTCGCGCAAGAGCGGGATGTTGCATCCGTTAGAACCAAGGTGCGGATCGCCAATGACAACAACCCCGACCGGCTCCATGGATTTGAACTTGATCGGGAACCAGCGCAGCGACTTCTGATGCTGTAGCCGCTTTTCAAAACGCTTTTCCATCATGCCAAGGATTTCTTCGGCGCTGACATCATCGTCGGGGAAGTTAGGCAGTTCCGCCGCTTGGCTGGCATCATCCAGCTTTGGCGTGATGCCCCGATCTGCCGCCATTTTTCTGCGCCGCCTGACGGTGCTGTCCTCGACGCCTAACTCGGCAGCGGTCGCCGTGTTCGTTCCGAGACGGGCATAGGTGTTTACCGTCTCTTGAAGTTCTTCATCGCTGATAGGTTTCGTTGGCATTATCTGTACTCACATTGAGTGACGCGCTGCAAGTGACGACGAATAGAACAAGGATGGCTGCTAGGACGTAGCGCATGGCTCGTCTCCTATTGCGTTGAAAACCACTTAGCTAATGCCGCTCCGGTACCGCTACCCATCAAACCGATGAACGCGATAATTCCTAGGCCTTTATTTTTTAGGTTTTTGAAGTCCTGGACGGCTGGCTTGATGTCTTCGTCGATTTCTCTTTTGATGTTGCGTTGCTCCAACGCGATCAACTCAATGGCGCCAGCGAGTTTGTTGATCTTCTCTTCGATGGCGTCCAGCTTCTTAAATGAGGCATGATGCTGGCGCTGGTTTTCCTGGACCTCGGCTTGCAAAGCGCCGAGGATTTGCGAGATACGATCAACGTCAGCCATCACCTTGCCCTTCCTTGTGTCCATGCGTCCGCACCACCGGCCAAGAACTTGTCGATGATTCCGAAATAGATATTGTCCACTGTGTTGTTGTTGCCGCCAGCAGACCGGAACTTGAATCCGTTGCTGTTAAGGTCAACTATATCTGTGGTGGGGTTTGTCTCAGCCGCCGGAGTGTTTAAATTAAGAAGTGCATCAGCAGGGTTGTACGTATCTCTAACGCTGTCATTAACAAACCATCCACCAGTCGTCCCGTAGCGTTTCGTTAGTAGGAATAGAAGGCTACAGTCTAAGGTGACGTTAGTTCCATCAGCATTGGTGTTTCCGTCGTATTCACCTACGCGAAAGCAACTGGTCGCCAAGTCGGCAACATCGCAGAACGCGTATATGACGTAGGAACCGCCGCTTGCGTTCACACCACCATTTGTACCGAGGTAGATAACGTCATCGTTCGGGGCTGTGTCTTGGAAGTACGCCGCACTACCTGACGTTTGCTGTGCATTTGTCGAGTTGATAATAATGCGTGACGCAGCGCCAAGAGAGCGATGATACACAAACCAGTTATCAGCACTATCTAGCCGCTTAACAATGAACATGGCAGGGGCAACCGGCAATCCATGCCCGACTGTTGCATTTGCTCCGGTCCCTGCCGCGTCGATATGGATTATCGAAAACCCGCTGATCGTATTTGCCGAAACGGTCGCCGTGATCGAGCCGTCGGTGTTGGTGGACCCTGCGCCACCGGCTTTGAGGCAGAGAGCCATTTCGTTATCGCCACTAAGCGAACTAAAGTTAACATCTGACCCGGTGCCAAATGTGAACCCGTCACTTGTAAATGCGGTTAGGCCAGAAATAGTGTCTTCTGCGTTCGAAACATCTGTGCGAATTCTCTTAGTTGCGCCACGAATAACATCATAAAGTTCCCAACGTGCCGTTCCATTATCGCGGTTTTTGCCAAGTACAAAGTCAGGCTGAAACGGTAAACCTGTATGCGTATAAGACGAGCCATCGTTTTCCCAGAGTACAACCGCAGCATGCTCGCTCGGGTTCACATCGGGCGGCGTGATGTTTTGGGTGGCGAGTGCGGAGAAGCCGGTAGGAATTATGCCGGTGCATTCCGCGTGATCGAAATAAATCGTCGCGCTTTCGCTTGCGCCGTAAGATTGCACAAATGCAAACAAGTCGCCGGATAGGCCGCTTTTCGTTGGGTTTGTGCCTGCTGATGGATCGCCGGTTCCAGTCGTCGCGTTGACATAATAGGTGTCGCCCACGCCAAGCCACAAATCCCCCGCATCAATATCGACCGCTACTTGCAGCCGCAAATTTGCAGCCAGTGTCGCTGACGTATTCGTCTGCGATGTTCCATTGTAGATGCGCCGGAACGCGTCAAAGTTGATCGTCCATGCGCCTGTGCCAGCACCAGTCCCGCCGCCTTGTTGGGTCGTTGCCATTGAAACGGTATCATCACAAAGGCCAGCCGTGACGCTGATAGACCCTGACGTTAGGATCGCATTCTCTACCTCAAAATAAATCTTGCCGGTAGCTGGAAGTTTGAAAGTAGAACGTCCGTTATTCCAAGACGCACCAGATGAAGGACAAGTTCTGTTGCCGTTTGTATATGCCACAGGGATTGAAGGCGCATTAGGATCAAGGGTCGCATAGTTCCCATACCCATTAGTCGCGTCATCGGTCGGGCTATCGTTGGTGGCCGTGATGGTGCCGTAGATTGCGAAGTGTCCATAATCACCCGTTACAGAAACATCGTCCCATTGCTGATTGGCATGCCCGCCAATCGCTAACCCAACGTTGCCAGTGAAGGTCGTAGCGAACGTGTATTGCAGCACATCGTTCTCGTAGACTTTGAACGTGCCGCTCTCTCGTGTGACTTTAATCGTGTCGCCAAGCGCGGTCGAGAAGCTTCCGGGGGTTGTGCTTCCGTAACGGCATTGCAGCGTCTTTAGGTTGTCATAGACAAACCAACTGTCTGTCATGTTGTTCATGCCAGCGTAGCCGCCAGCACTTGCCAGCGTCCCGGCTTCCGTCGCGTCAAAGAAGCCAACCGCACCATAACTAGACGAAGTAGGGTCTATGGTAAACTCAACAGAACAATCACCAGTGAAGTAGTACGGCAGGTGTATTTCTTTGTCATTAGCGCCAGTTACATCATCGCCGGTCCAAGAGAAGTTGCCTGTGTCGCCAACAAACTCAGTCCCATCGAAGGCATGCCCAGCCGTCCAATCAGTGTTAGCTGTGACCAAACCACCAGCGATATTCGTGCCGCCCTGAAGTAGGAAGCCGTTCTGGCCCCATTGATCCGCGCCATCAACAAATAGCTGCGCTTCGCCAATGCCTAGTTCGTTATCAGCACAAATTATTGTAAACCAGTGGTAACGGTAAGCCGTTGCAGAAAGTCCACTCATAGCAGACAAAGAATAGTATGTGCCCGAAGTGTTTGGAGTGTTGGCAAATTCTTTGAGAATAGTGCCATCTGTGGCGTTAGAAGGCGCACTATTTGATCCGTAAAACCTAATGGTACAAGAGGATGATCCAGTATTGAGCGACCAGTTAAGGGTTGCTCCTGTAGTGCCGGTTTGAATTACGAAGCCAGTGATTGTTTTCGAATTGCCGCTGCCCCAATCCCAACCTACGTATGCAGAACCACCAGCGCTGTTTTTAGATGCATACCCAGACGACCATGTTGTGCTGCCGTCATCTATCGCTGTAAGACCACCGGTAGCAGTCATATCGCCAATGTAGGCCGATACGTCAGCGTTCTCGTCTACCTCTGATTTTGCTTTTATTGTTAAAGCGGATACGTCGAGGATTTCCCAGTATCCGTCCGAAGTGATTTGGCCGAGGCCTGCCGTTTCTGGCGAGGTGATTGAGAGGCCGTCGAACATCACTACATTCGACAAATACCCACTCATAAAGTCATTACCAGACGGTCCGTAAGCATACCCGCCGATAACGTGCGCTTTGCCGCTCTGGTTAAACGGAAGTTCAGTGTTTTGGGCTGGATAGCTTGCGGACGAAAAAGACGTTATCGCTGTTCCGTTGACCCAAAGACGCACACGGTCTGCTGCTGTTGCTTGCGTCGTATCTACGGCTACAACGATGTGATAGTACGCCGCCAAATCTCTAAAGACAGCGTTGGTTTTAATGCTTACCCAAGAGCCGGTGTTGAACGCAACATAGATTGCATCGTTTTCCCACCCTATCGACGCACGATCATTTAGCGTGGCTGGAGTTGCAACCGAAACAATCGAACGGGTGTTAGTGTCGTTATAATTTTCGTCATTCTTAAGAATAGCAGAAACGACGAAAGTGCGACGGTTGCCGGAACTGCCGGGAGTGCGTGAAAGGTAACTCGTAGACCCATCGAACAACGCGCTTCCCGAGATGACATACCCGCCGCCAGCACCCGGCATGAAGATTTTGAGGGGAGGAAGGTGCAGCATTACGCGACCGTCGAGTTAGGAGCAAGCCACGTATTCGTGTCGATCTTCAAGAGAGACGCCCCCGCGTATTGCGCCAGCGTAAAACTGCCAGCAGACACCCCATTGACCGTGACCCCCGTGTCCCCGGAAACAGTAACCTCGCCCGCGCCGATGTTGACGAGGTCGATGCGGGTTTCGTTTGCCGTGAAGGCAATCGAAGCGTTCGTTGGGATCGTAACCGCCACGGCGCTCGCGTTACTGAGTGAGACAGTCTTGAGATTGTCCGCCAGTGCCAGTGTGTACGTGGTCCCTGTCTGAGCGTTGCGCCCGGCGATTGCCTTTGTCGGGTCAACCGCATCGTCGGCAAGCTGCGTCGTATCGACACCGCCTGTGCCTACGCTGATCGTGCGACCAGACTGCGTGATGGTGGAGCCGTCCACAACGAAGCGAGAGATTAGACGCGCCGACCAGTTATCAGGTGTGCCGTCGATGCTGATGAAGTGGACAACATCGCCAACCCCCGTAAGGCTGGTGTAATCTGCCGCCGATCCGTTGATCGTGTCTGTGCCGTCCCGCGCAATCGTGATGCTGTTGGATGCGTCAAGAACCTCAAACGCAAGCGTCAGGCCATCGCTGGTACCGACAGCCGGAAGGTTCATCGTGATCGACCCGCCACTGGCGTCGAGGATGTAATACTTGTTCGCGTCCGTGGTTTCGATGTTCGTCGTGCCAGCGGTGATAGACACGACATCCGACCAACCTTGCGCCGCTGCTGCTGCCGCCGCTTCGCTCGCTGCTGCGTTAGTCGCAGACGCTGACGCCTTGGCGCTGTAATGCTTGGCGCTGTACTCGGAGCCATCGACCAGGTCGTCTTCGGCAGCAGTCGCCCATTCTTTAGCTGCACCAGCAGACGCCGTGTCGGTGACGCCCGTGCCGCCAATGGCCCACGCCTTCGATGAATAATCCGTCGAGGCAACCTGACCGTCCGTCTTGGTAGCCCACTGGCTTGCGAGAGTGGCGCTTGCCGCCGCTGACGTTTCACTCGCGGATGCTGCTGCCGCACTTGCTGCGGCGTTCGTTTGGCTTTCCTCAATAGCCGTCAACGTCAAAGTAGATGCAACAGGATCACCATCGCTGTCAAAGCCGAGGACTTTCGTAGCCCGTGTAACTTTAGCTGGGAGACGGTCGATATCTGCTGTATCGCCGTCCGGTTGACGCAGCGAACGGTCGATAAGACTGTTGTTCTGCTGCGTCATAATGACGATTTTATCTAGCGTCTCTTCGACGCTCTCAGACGGAAACGGGTCATTCTCGACCAAATCAAGCCCCTGCGTATAAGCTTGAGTGCGCTCAATAACCAGCGTCTCGCCCGTAGCAGGTGCGACGTTCATCGTAACTGTGCCGCCAGCGTCTAACCCTGCGCCCGCCACCGAAAAATCAGTATCAAGCACTTTAACGGCTTCAGCGCCAGTGCTGTCAGTGACCAACGTGACAGTCAAGTCGCCGTTCGCAAAGAACTTAAACCCCGTGGCAAACGCGGTCGTGCTGTCGTTGCCAGCGTAGCTGATCCGGTTAGTAGTGGTACTGACTGTCATTGTTGCGGTTCCTCTGCCTCAATATCTCTTGCCGCTTCAGCACCGTCGGCCGTTATAGCTGCGATACCGGATGATACAGCATAGGCGTGAAAACGCCTAATAAGTTTAAAGGCGGCGCCCGGTGTTGTTGGTTTTTCCAGCAGCATCGCCATAACTTCAGGGTTTTTTGCGGCGTCTTTCAAAATTTCGATAATGCCGGCGCGTGGCAGTTTATTGAATACGCGTTTCGCTGCTTCTGAGCCGGCCCGCGCAACGATGAGGGCGTTCTGCTCAACGCCCGTACCAGAGGCTTGCGCTATGCCGATTGCGATACGTGAACCCGCGACGCTTTGTACGAGATTTCCTAGCAGGCTTTCAGCCCCGATATCAGCAGATACGCCGGCGCCGCCGACCCTACGCGTAAATTCAACCCTTGCCGCCTCGTCGAGCAGCGTCGTCAGTCGTTTTATTTGGTCGTCGTCGGTAAACCCTTCTTTTTTAAGGACGTCCATGACTGACCCCTTACCCGGCGCGATATCTTCCAAGAGCGCTTGACGGTATTTCTCAAACGAGAACGAACCGGTCGGCCCTGTTGCCTTAATCACGGCGGCGTCATATATAGTAGCTACTAGACCATCTTTAGCGCCGGGGCTTTTAATCTCGCCGCGTTTTGCGGTGCGGATAAAGTTTTTGAGGTCTTTATATGGTTGCGCTCCGCTAAGCGCTTTATTGACGGCTTTTGCGGGGTTTTCACCCTGGCCTAAAATCTTAGTGAAGCCTTGCTTATTGACGATATTCGCTTGGTGCGTTTTCAGAACAGCGCCAGCGAGCCTATCGCGCGCGGCTTCAGAATTTATCGCATTTTCAAACGTCTCACGCAGACCAAAACGGTCGATAAGCGGGCCATTATCATCTATAAAACGTTGTAGCGCCGGCACTGACACTTGTTTCGTGCCATCTTTTGTCGTGCGTATGGTGGACGCGGCCGCAAGACGGATAGTGCGGTCAATAGCATCGTTCATAACCGTCCCGTAATTTGAAATGTTTTCAGGATCGTCCATATCCAAGTCGTCGGCGAACTTCGTCGCCTCTTCAAGCTCACGTAGACGAAGATCAGAAGCGCGTTTGCCAGACGCCATAGCTCTGTCCAGCAACAGCTCAGGGCTGATTTCGGTTTTCCCGCCCATGCCGAGAGCCTGCCCGCCAAATTTACGAGTGAAAGTATTATTCAGCGCTAGCGAAAATGCCCTAGCTTCATCGTAAGCGGGATCGCCAACAGCGGCTAAGTCATCGGCGATATCTTGCGCTAGCTCATAATACCTGCGCTGATCGCTAGGTGAGGCGTCGGCATTTCGCGCCTGGTCAAGAACGTAGCTGCGAAGACGCACTAGCAGGTCAGATGTGATCGGCTTATTATCAGCTGCCGCGTCTCCTAAAAGCGCTTTAGCCATTGCTAGCTGTTCTGGATCAAGCCCAGATAGCGCGTCGTCGGCCGCCTCCCCAGCCATCTGTTTAACTGTCGCGCTCAAAACTGCGTCGAAATTCTGCCCCGGCAGCATCTCATTTTTCCAGCTTTCGATGGCGTTAATCGTGGTCGGCGCGTTAAGCTCCACGTTCTTAGGTACTTGCGCCCACAATTCGCTCTCTGCCGCGCGGCTTTTTTTCAGTGCGTCGGACAGCGCGCCATAGGCTGTTTCACTGATCGACGCACGCACATCCTGGTTTTCGACCGTTATATCCATCATAGCGGCCGTTGCGCGGCTGGTTGCATCATCGACGACGCGACCGATACGCATTTCATATAGCGTTTTTTGCAGATTAGCAGCTTCAACAAGCGCTTCAGGGTCGCCAATCTCTCGCATCGCTTCAATGACGTTTCTGATCGCCAGCTCGACAGCTTTTCCCTGCTCTTGAATATCAGCGCCGAACCGGCTGTCGGCGTCGCTTAATGCTTTCTCTAGCGCCGCCATCGACGGGTTTCCGGTCTTTTGCGCGGCAGAAGGCAGCGATCCGCTTTCAACTTTAGCCCGTAAATTATCGACGATCAGCGGGATATCTTCGTTTTGCTCTTCCAAAAAGTCTTGCAGAAACTTTGCGGCAGAAGTTTCGCGCGCTGCCGGGCTGAATGTGCTAGCTACTCTCCGTGCTGAATGAATCGTCAGCCTGGCAGCTTGAAGGTACATAACTTGAGGGTTTACAACGCCGCCTGTAATCTCAGCTGCCAGCCGAGTTGTGTTATCGCCAGGGTCCATGATTTCAGCGAAAAAAGAGCCGGCGCCCGCGCCGATAGCTGAAAAGCCTTCAGCGACGGCTGTTAGACCGGGGTGTGCTTTGATCGTATCCAGCGTGTCGTTAACAAAACGACCGACACGCGATTTACCAAGCGTGCGAATACCTGATCTAGCGACGCCGATCATAGCCGCGCCTGTCGGAATAGCGCCCCCGATAGTCTCCCCGGCGTTATAGGCGGCGGCAGCGGTTGTGCCAGGTTCAGGCCGCTCGCCACCTTGCACACTTTCAAAAAGCTGTTCCGCCCCCATAGCGCCGGCAATACCGCCCCCTAGCACGCTCAGGCCATAAGCAGCGCCGCCGATAGGGCCGCCAGCAAGCAATGGCGAGGCAACTTTAGCCGTTACGCCTGCGCCCGTAACGAAACCCATACCGGTTGTTGCGCCGCGCGCCGCGCCTGTAACTCCGGCCTCAGCCGTCTCACCAAGCGTAGACGTGGGGGCAGGCGCCTCGACAGGCACAGCGCCAGGATACATATCCTCTTGCGCGCCTTCTTCTTCAGGCGGTTCGCCTATAACTGTCGCGCCTGGATAAAGGTCTGACGTCTCTTCAGCCATTATTGCGCCCCCGGCGTCTGTCTGATCGTGCCTTTTTTATCGCGGAAAAGCGTACCGGCCGGATTATCCTGGTTAAAGGCTTCATAGTCTTGCGGTGACACCAGCGGCGGCACGCCAAATTGATCGCGGAAACTTTGAAGCTCGTTAATGTCATCAAGAGCCTGCTTACGCGCTTTCGCCGTACCGGACGTTAAATTTTTCGCGGCTTCATCCATCAAACGCTGCAAGCCGTCATCTACTGCGTACAGTTTCAGAGCGAACCGTTCAGGGTTGCTGAATATCTCAGGGAGCATTTGAACATCGCCAGCAATAGCATTCCGCTCACCTTCACTAAAGCGCGGATTATTTTGCAGCACACGTACCAGCGTTCGAGCCGTAAACCCAAGTCTATCGCGGGCCTGCACAATTTCAGGGTTTTCAGGGTCCATACTAAGTACAGCTTCACCAAGCCCAAACGGCAAACCAGCACCGGCAGCCGTCAAAGCCGCGCCAGGGCCGGTAAGATAGCCACGTCGCGCGTCGTTGAACACCGTATCAGAGCTGCTATTCGCCAGCCCCCCACCTTGCGTACCTGCGTAAGCGGCAGCCTGACCGCCTTCATCTTCCATTTTGATCGGAATTTGCCGCCCGCTGACTTCGTACGCTCTTTTAATAAACTCTGGCACAACAGGCTCGACGCGCTGCATAAGCCCGGTCGTCGGGTCAATCTTAGACGTCGATTTGTATATGTCGGACACGATAAGATCGAGTGTAGCGTAATCGTTTTCCGTCGCCATTCCGCTCGAAATGCGGGCCGAGACGTCCATCGCTTTACTGAACATCGTCCCTTTAAGCGTATCGCCGAAACCTTGATCCGCTTGCTCTAGGTGTGGCATGGCGCTGCTCAGTTGCGCATCTGTAGCTTCAGGAAATAGCGCCCGAAGGCGGCCGACACGCTCGCCCATCTGTTTTTGCGTACCGGATACGACGTCACCGACAGAAATACGAAGCTCAGGCGTAACCATTTGAGGGTCTACACCCATAGCGTTAAGAATGTTCGTCACTGCAATCTCGCGTTCGTTTCCGACCGCCTCTGACGCTATGTACGTACCTTGTATCTTACGAATTTCATCTGGCGTCGCTTTATATGGGCTGCCGTTAGCTTTAGACATCGCCGCCTCGTAGGCGGATATGGTCTGCGCAAGCGTCTGCTTACCGCCCGATACAGCTTTCTGCGCAAGGATAGGGCCGAATTTTTCTCGCGCAGCTTCAGTAGACATGCCTGACCAGTAAGCGTATTTCGCAATTTCTTGCTCGCCTTCACGGCGGCCTTTACCCTCGGCAAAACGCTCGACAAGCAAATCTTCGCGCATTTTGCGGTAGCCTTTAAGGTTATCCGCAAAAATTTCTGTCATGCGCTCATCGTTAAGTAGTGCTTCAGCCTCTTCAAAATTACGCTCAGCCATCAGCCGACCAAAAACAAGCGACGTCACCGACTGTTTTCCGGTGTTTTTGAACCGTTTTTCTTCGACGGCATTGAGAATATCCGCTTTTTCCATCACGGCGTCGTCGACATCCTCAAAAGCGTCGTCAACATTGCCGACAACGGATGCACGATCGGCAATGTCAGTGAGAGACGCCGTAAGGTCGTCCTTCATAAGCGTGCGGCCGGCAGCGATGACATCGCGGCTGTACTGACGCGTATAGCCGGCGCTTAGGTCGTCAAAAACGATGCTTAATTTCCCGACGCTTTCCTGAGAGCCGTCATGGCGGCCGAGCAGCTCCATAGCCTTTTCGCTGGCGAACGACTGAAACTGCGTGACTTGATCGGGGTCTGTCGGATCACCTTCAACCTGCAAACGCTGATATTCATCTTCAAGTGTCTGCTGGTATTGATTTTTAAGGCGCGTGCGATTGATAAGGTCACGGCGATTATCGACACGGATACGCGCTTCCGCAATCTGCGTCAATCCTTGCTGAACCGCTTTTCCAGCTGCCTCTAACTGCCCCGCCCCGAAATCTTCAGGACGCATATCAGCCTCAAGAGGCTGTGCGTTGACCATACCCGCGTTAATATCTATTGTAGCCATCAGTACACAAATCCCGGCATTGCCTGTCCAGTAGTCATCATAGTAGCGTTAGTGGTGCTGCCATAAGTCTTAGCCGCTAGGAAAGGATCGGCTCGGCTAGACATAGACCCTACCGTGCTACCGCCTAAATTACCCGCCATACCGTAAGCTGCCGCCCCCGACATAAGCAGCGTTGACGCTGCCGCGAGACGCGAGGCTTTCTTAGCCTGGCGCCCTCTAAACCGGGCCATTTCAGCCTGATTTTGAAAGTTTATCGCTCGCGTTTCACCCATAAATTCAATACTCTGCGCCTCAAGCTCTGCTTCCATGAGGTTATCTTCTAACACATCCATAGACACAAAAGTATTATTTCGGATCGTACCGCCAGCTTTTCGCCCCGCACGGCGCTGCCGGCGCGCGTTTTCGGCTGCTAGTGAACGCTCAGTTTTTGCGTTCATATCTAAAATGGCGCCGTTCGTATCGCCAGCCGTCTTAGCGGCGTTACCGGACTGAAGTTGCCCGAGCGCCTGCATCGTCCCGCCGGCGATCATGGCGCCGATCGCTATTTCTGCTCCGGTCATGCGCGTACCCTCGCATACAGCGAGCAGTCACCGCCATCAGGGCGGTATGCGACCATACGCTCAGCTTCCATGTTAAACCCTAACATACGCGCCCACCGATGCCCTTCTTCAAACTCACAATCGACTGTCATCTCAATACGCTGAAGATAGCACATATCAAGAAATCTTGATACGGCACGATGCACGCTTAAAAATCGTTCTTTCGCGGCCGCATTTGAAATGTAAGCCCACGCCATGCCACGTCCTTGCCACATAGGTAAAACCCCGGCACTGGCGATTGGAATACCGTTTACGACGCCGGTATAGCCCCACCCATCTCGCTCTAGTAGGTGCGCCTGAGCTGGCGTTAGCCAATCGGACAAATATGCCTGCCCGTTCTGCAAGTCCATATTAAGGATATGATCGCCCTTAAACTCTACGACGTCCATATTATCGGTCCTGAGTGTGCAGCTGAGGCATTAACGCCTCGACCGTCATAGGCAGCGGCTGGTCTTGTCGAATGTATATGTTTTCCTCTGTGCCGTACTCGCCATCCCATTCAACCTCAACGTCGCCATCAAATAGCGGAATTGCCGTATCCATATCATCACCGCCTTTGCGGAAAATTAACGGATTTAAGTTATTAGCGTCTATACCGACTTTTCCGCCGAGCGTCTGCCAAAAACGTATTATGAGGCGGTGTATGCGCTGTATTTTCCCTTGCGCGGTGCCGTCAGCCGCACCGGCCTCAATCCTGAGCGTTTCCATATCTGAATTATACGTAAGACCGACTTGTGCTTTACTCGTCTCCGGTGTCGTTATCGACCCAGATGACACGATGGCTGTACCAAGCGCCGCACCTTCGCCGAGAATTGTAACTGTTTCACCCTCAAGGTGGCCTAATCCTGTGATGCTGGTGACGCGCTCCCGAACTTCACCGCCCGTTTGATAAGCGGTAAAGCCAGACGTGTTAACATTTGCATCGCTACGGGTGTTCAACTCAAATGTGTTAGTCGTACTGTTGGCGACCTTATACACCTTGCCATTAACCTCAGTCATTCCTGAGACCTTAGTGATGCGTACGATGTCGCCATCGTTAAAACCGTGAGATGCAGCAGTGACTACGCCAGGGTTATTCTGGGTGATACCTGTAATGGTGACAGGGCTGTCCAGCGTCAGTCCGCTGTCGACGTAAAACGCATCCTCTTGGTCATTAGCGTCATCCCAAAATGTTTTCATATACTCTATGTATCTTTTGGTCGCGCCGTTGATGTACCGATTGACGACCATGTAAAGTTCGTCGGTCGCGCCGTCGGGCGCGGGGATAACCGCAACACTTTCAACTTTAGCGGCCGTCGTATTATATTGGTCACTGAAACCGCCTAAGATATGCCTGTGAAAACCTAATATCTCCTGATCCCGATCGTATGTCATGCCGACAACACTTCCGTCTGCCATAGCTATCCACACGACGCTTTGCGGTTCAGCCTGATACGCCATCTGTACTACGCCTGCCTGAAGCAGATGCTCAGCGACTAGGCCCATGTCAGGCGCGCGAAAGCCATCGTCTTCAAAGACATAGGCCAACTCGCGCACTTTTCGTTTACTGCGCTGCGCAAATATAATTGCGCGCCCGACGCGAACAGGTTTTATGTTTTCAGCGCTTCCAAACGCTGAGGAGCGCGTGCCTTGAATGTTTGAAGGCGTCAAGAGGCCGCCGTTATCGTTAGGTCGAACAACCCATTCACCGCCGACTGTGCCGACGACCAGACCTTTTTCATCGTCGACCATCCACTGAATAGAGTTTACGGTATCCGCAGAAAGCGTCGTCGTCGCGCCGCTATCGTCTAGTACCGTACCGTCCGTATCGGTAGGGGCAAAGTTCTCAAAATCTCCGGTGCGGCTAAGATCAATTCGTTGAGGCGTGTCAGTCGCACCCCCAAAACATAGCCTGTTCTGGTGAAAAGTCGATGTTGCCGGATAGCCTGTTGTCTCCGACCATACGCCAAGACGCCAAGTGGTTGTGGCGGTCGTTGCGGACGCGTCAGGGCCGTCTATGGTCGCTGTGACCGACGTCGTGCTGCCGACAGCAGTAATTGTTAGATACGTCCAATTCCCGGCGGCGTCTTCCCACCGAATTAGTCTACCAACGTCAGTGCTTTGAAATCCGGTATCGTTGTTAATGCCCGTAACCGCCGACGCAGTAACCGTAACGGAGCCGGTAGTCGCAGACAAGCCGAGTGTCGTATCTGTTGCGTTGGTATTGAAATAAGGGCCGTCAATAAAAGTGATGTTGGTGATACTCCAAGAAGTATCAGACGCGCGCTCAATTTTACGCGAAGGATAGTCAGGATGCGTAACGTACAGCACATCAGCCGACTGCGAAAACTGCAACTCGAACAAGTCGGCCTCAGCGTAAGTGGTTGTAAGCTCAACTGGCGATCCCCCGCTTTCAATTTGACCGCGATCTTTAATAAACCGCACGTAAAGATCGCCAAACTCTAAGATATACGCTTGCTCAGTGTTAAACTCAAAACGTACGACGCGGGTCGCTTTTGAGCTAGTTTTAACTTCGACAACATGCGCGGTCCCAGGGCGGCGCTGTGCCGGCCCTTGCAAAAGCGGAATAAAATTGAGGCAAGTTTTCAGTCCGGTCTGGTATTTCCCAAGATCAGGGCGCCCATAAACAAGCGGCGACACTTCGCCGCCGTTAAAATTGCTCTGAATAGGGCTGACTTTTGCCATTTATAGCCGTGCCGTAATCCAAGGGTCTTCAACGCTTTCAACGGGTGGGCGCTCAAAAGCGTTAATTTTACGCGCCTCATTTTTCATGTCTTCATAGATTGTTTGAGCCGACTGAAGTTTCGTATTCGACTGCGTTATTTTTTCGCAGATATCCCTGGCGATACGCGCAACAAGAAGGTCAACAAAGAGCTGGTCAAAGTCATTAGGGTCTGTAACACGGCGTATGTAGACGATTTTCAGCGGGGCGCCATCATCTGTCAGGATATACCCGCTTTCGATTTGAAGGTCTTTCTGAGCAGCTGTAGGAAGTAGCCTAAGAAAGTCGGCCGGCAGCTTATAGCGTTTTGCGTACCCGAAAGCAGGGTCAGTGCTGTCAGCCGCTAGTGAAGCGCGCTTACGCGCAAAACTCCATTGGTGCGCGCGTAATTCACTGTCTCTGGCGTGTTCGTAGACACGGTTGCACTCTCGCGCAGCTGTGCTGTCATCCGTTAAGGCTGTTATTGTTTTAGCGCCGAGACGCTGAAGAGCCAGATTACATATATCGACAGCGCTTGCCATGAGGCAGCGCCTTAGTTGATAACGACTTGATTAGCTGCAATCAGATCAGCGAGGTCTTTCAAGCACTGAACGACTTGCTGACGGTCTGCGCTTTCCGCGATATCGACCGAGACCGTACCCGCCGAAGCTGAACCAGCGTCGGACCCCGCAACGGACGTAGACGAGTTCAGGTCGAAATCCGCAAGGGTCAAAACGTATGTCCGGTTTGCCATTTAATTCTCTCCTAAAAGGAAGGATGGGGGGCAGAAGCCCCCCAACCCATTAGTCCACCACGTATTCGATTTTGAACGCGATGTCGCCGGCGGCCGCCGTAGCAGCAGCAGCAGAGGCAGTCAGGGCGATGTAGTAGTGGTCGCCGCCCGGATCGGACGAGACACCAGCATCTTCCCAAACTTTCTGGCCGGTGGTGGTGATGTTGGCCGCTTCGAAACGGTACTCGGTGAAGGCCGTAGCGGCCTGACCGAGCGTAATTGCCGTTGCGTAGCAGTCCTCATCAACAACCGTACCATCCGTTTCATAGACGCCGACATTCCAAGCCAGCGTCGGCGTACCGTTGCTGTCAAGGTCGTCAGAGGCAAGCTGGATCGAAGTGATGGAGCATCCCTTCGGAACCGGAGCCAGCATAACGATGTCGTTGTTGTCAAGGTCGCCAGTTGCGAGAGCAATGGTGCCTTGGGCGATGCGAACGCGGCCATGAAGCTCCTGCGTCGGGTTCATTACCGTCGGCGAGGCTTCATAGTTGGTTACGAGCGAGCTATCTTTGGTGGTCATTTATCAAGCCTCCGAGCAGGTGATAGCCACGACTTTTTCCTCTTGCAAGCGCGTCGCGCCGAACGTGGCTTTGACGTACACTTGGTTCGAGTAAGATTTGTCGGGGCGTTCCGAAATCTTGACTTCAATATCGTTCCACAGACCCAGGCACATACCGGACTTCGCGTAGCAGACCACGGTGCGGTCAGTACCCGAAAGCGCGAGGCGCTGACTGTCGATGAAGTTGAAGCCCATGAACGATTTGATGCGACCGTCAACAAGAACAGGCTTGTTGGTGTAGTCGAGGCTGATAGCCTGAGTTTCACCAAGCAAGTCGTCGTGCTGCTGCGCGCCGATCAAGCAGTACAGCTCTTCATTATCGACGTCGACTTCTGCTGCGATAAGAAGCTGCATGGCTTCACGCAGTTTGGCAATAGTGAGGCCGCCAGCGGTCGTCGCCGCCGTTTGCCCCGCCGGGAAAGTCGTTGAAGTGTCGCCATCTTCGCCGGTTTTTGCGGTGCCGGTAGCAGCGGAGATGATTGCATCATCCATAGCGCGGCCAATCGCGTATGCGCCATTGATGGCATACGGGCTGGTCGGGTCGGCGATAATACGCAGCTTATCCTGGTCGTCGATCAGATCGGCCCACTCCCAATCTGTCGGGTAAACCCAACGGCGATCTTGAGGGGTCTCAATGAGCGGCGTGTCGGAGTGCCGTGACGTGCGCTGTTGCGCAGTAACCGCACCGACTTGGTTAACAGGAACACCGGACTTACCGGAGAAGTTTTCGACCATAACGCTACCGCGCAGTTTCGAGCCTTTCTGCTGAAGCAGATGCTCGACGGTCGATTTATAGTCAATTACTGACCAATCGAGAATTTCATTGGACATTGGGCCAAGCCTCCTAAGTTGTCCTTAAAACTGAACAGCTTACGGCTTGTCCGAAAATCGGGGCCACCTACTCGCCTAAGTGCGGGGCAGAAGCTTGTCCGCGAAAGGCTTTCAGACCCTCACCATGAGGGCGCTTATCGACATATTAGCAACACTGTTGCAAGTATGCAACTACCATTCTTCCTGGACACGAAAGTTTGCTGTCACTGTCCCGGTCCCGCTTAACGTGCGAGCGCACAGCGTCACAGGCTGCTGTTGTGGCAGGTCGATATCAAGCGCTGCTACGGCAAGAGTGTTACTCTCGTTCTTTTTCCCCGCCTCAAATACCT